CAATGGTGGTGATAGGTGATGTAAACCCGCTAAGTGTTCCGACAACTGGCGTAAACCCAACTCCACAACCTTGTAACAAGAGCCACAGAGAGTCAACAACGTCATGAATAGTCTCCACTTTAAGATGAGCACAATTAAACTGACTAGCTTCTCTCTTCTTAGCTACATCAGTTCCTCCTAGCCACAATGTTCTACCTGATACCATTACCTTACGGTCTAACATCAATTGACGTAGCTCTTCTAGCTCTGCACACACAGACTGATAGTACACACCCTCAGGGTTAGGCTTACCTAAAGCTCTATCCCATAGCCATCCTTGGTGACGTATGACTCTATCAACTGTCTGTTCCCATGTCTCATAGCCTGTATCAGTAGGTCTATTGTAGGTACGTCTGGTTATTACTTGTGCTCTGACGGATGGTGTTGTCAATTAATTAAACCCTCCAGTACCGGAGGCTCATAGTTCAATCCCTTACGGACTTTACCATCAGCGTCCTTGGTTAGTGGTAGCTTACTCATGTTAGACTTATGGACTAATGCAAATGCTCTATCAAACTCCATACCAAATGATACTGCCATACCTTTAATCACATAGACCACATCACACATTTCTTTTAACAAGTCCTGCATCATAACATGGCGTTCTTCTTGATCCAAATTAGTTTCAAGATCAAGAGCTGCACTTGCTAGTTCTTGGATCTCTTCAAAGAGGAGCTTCAACCTAAAGTTCATCAGCTCTTTACTGTAAGGTTGATCAATTGCTAACTCCATCTTCTCATGAAACTCTCTAACTTTTTTCATTATAGTAAAACTCCTTCATCATTTCAATACACTTTATTGCTTTGTTCAGATCCTCGACACCATTCTTATCTTGATGTCTTACTACATATTTAATCACACTACCAACATCTAGTGTTAGTTTGTTCTCAATACAGAATGTCCAAGGGTCTATCTTATATTTGGCATAGTATGTAGGACGTATGTTAGTACTACCTCCTAGCCACTGATCATTTAAATCTTGACTCTTACAAAAGGCTTCATGATTGTCATTGACTTGTCCACATTCAAAACATTCCATCATGCTCTTAACGGCTCCCATAATATTACCTCCTCAGTTTTAAAGTCATAGTCATCAGCTCGTAATATCTTAGCTACCCTAGCTTGTCTTAGTGCATCCTCTTCAGTAAGGTCAGCCTTATGAAAAGCTGTAAGCACACTATCCCAAGTAGGTTTCTTAAGTATTTCTACTGCTTTCTTAGGCCCAATACCAGGACACCCTTTGTAGTTATCAGTAGAGTCACCTACTAGTGTCTGATACAAGTGCATATAATCTGCAAGAGTCTCAGTAATAGTTTCAGTAACCTCACTATCTATATTAAAGTATTCACATGGGATTGTCAACATGTCCTTATCAATACTAACAATCACATTCCTAGAATGACTACCATCCGTAGCTAGGATACCCAGACCATCATCAGCTTCACAGTCTCTGAGAGTGAAGGTGGTGTGTACTTCCTTAAGGTATTCTACTAGAGAATGATAACCTAGAGGTTTCTTTGTAGCTTTTCTGTTGCCTTTATAATCTTCTAAAATTTTATGCCTAAAATATTTTGACCCTTTAGGAGAGAAGCATATAATGAAATTAGATATACCGATCTTCTCCTGCCAATATCTTATAGTTATATCAGCTTGAGCTTTAAGTTCTGCTAGGTTAGTAGCAGTAGTAACTATACCATCAGGCCACTCTACTTCATTCTGTACAGCCCAACAAGTTCTGTATGTAAGTATGTCTCCGTCTATTAATAGCCTTGAAGTCTTCATCTATATCTCCTAAGTTAGCGTGTCGTTTATAGTGGCACACATTGCATAAGTAAGCACACTTTAACAGTTCTTCTAAACCTTGTTGGTAGTTACCACCCTTCACTATCTGTGATACCCTATCTATCTTGTTAGTAGGATCTATGTGATGACAGTCTAAAGTTTTGGTAGGATTAACTTGACAACAATCCTGGCATCTGTACTCAAACAACCAACCAATAAACCCTGATACTACCTTCCGTCTATACCTAGACTTCTCCTTTCCATGACGATAAGGACAGTTACTCATACCCATAGAGATACTACTAATCCATAGTTGAGCCAGCTCCTCTATGGAATCAATGGGTCTCGCTCCAATTCTCTCCAATGTGGCTAGTTGCGGAAAGTGGGCAGTCAAACTCAAAGTAGGCTCCAGCTCGTGAAACAGATTCAGCTGCGTGTTGTGCGATGATTCCTGCATATTTATAGTATACCTCAATCTGAAATTCATCGTGAATATTAGCTACAAATTCATAGTCTACTCCCTGTTTCATACCTTCCACCTGAAGTTTCTGATCCAGTAAGATCAAAGCCTTCTTCATTAGGACTGCACCTGCACTCTGTAACAGTGTATTCAAAGCAGAGTGCTCGCTTCTAATGTGGAGTTTCCGTCCGTCCAAACCAACGAGATGCCCACGCCTTCTGAATACCTGCTTAACTCTGTTGGTAAGCTCCATAAGACCATCGACTCCAGCCAGAAAACTAGCTCTGGAATCTCTACCCTTCTTCGCTCCTCCACCAAGAATTGTACCAAGTTTAGCGTCTCCTGCTCCGTAAATGAATGCGTAGAAAAAAGTCTTAGCAACATCTCTTGAGTCGATTCCAAGTGCTCGCATATTGATAGTATGTATGTCAGTTCCAGCTTCTTTAGTGCCACTGACTGCTGCTTCTGCATAGGTTCCTCCATCGTATCGTTTAAGGTAGCCTGCTAAAGCCCTGAGTTCAAGGCCATCAGCATCACAACCAACAAGAAGCCTGTCTTTACCCCCTCTAAACAAAGACCTACACTCAGTACCGTACGGACTGTATGAGGCAGGAACTTGAGCGACATTAGGGCGGCTATGAGTACAACGCCCAGTGACTGCACCATTAGTATTAACCCCACCATAGATACGTCCATTTCGTTCCAGTTTAAGCCAAGCATTATCACCCTCCGCTAGTTGTGAAATTCGTTTACTTATTAAGAAGTGCTCCTTTAATTCTTTGCAGTTAGGTAGATTTAATTTACTAAGTACTGACTCATCTATCTTAGGTTTGCCATTAGGAGTAAAGTCTTTAGGACTCCAGCCCTGTTGCTTAAGCTTAAGAGAGATGTGATCTCTACTGTTAGGATTAAACTCTACCTTCTTGATTCGTGTAAGTTTGTCTCCTGCTGTGTAACCTCTAGCCTTGTTACTCTTCTTAGGAGTTAGCTCTCCATCAGAAACATACCAACTACCATATGCTTTCCTAAGTCCTTTACCTAGTTTCTCTTGGCGTTGAAGTAGACTAACATATAGTTCCTGGCCTTTCTTAATGTCAAAGCTAAACCCATACTCAACTTGACGTTGTATTATTTTAGCAAACTCATGCTCTAACTGGATAGCTTCCTCACTGTATGGCAGTTCCTCAAAGTGTTCCTTAAGTATAGAAGTAACATTGACATCCTGCACACAGTACTCACCCATCTCAAAGTTGAACTCAGACCAAACATCCTCACCTGCTAACTCTGTCTTCTCCACTCCTAAGCGTAAGCCCCAAGCTTTGAGACTGTGACTACCCCAGAGTTTAGGTGCTAGGAATTTCTCCTTGGCATCCACTTCTCTAAGACTGGTGTGACAGAGGCGTGACATAACCAGGGTGTCAATGATCTCTGTACTCTTACTTGGTGTCCATCCTAGTATCTTCTTAAGAACTGGGAGGTCATAGCCTATGAGGTTATGTCCTGTTAAAGACTTAGCTTTAGACATAATCTCTAGAGCATCTTCAAGACAATCATAAGGCTCATAGTTAGCAAAGACCTGACCAGCTAGTGCTCCTACTACTGTCATACCTATGCAGTGTACCTTGGTAACATCAGGTAGCAGTCCATCTGTTTCTATGTCAACTACTAGATCAAGATTCATTTCATTAACCTCTCGTTAAAGATTGTCCTTCTAGGTTCATGTTCTGCCTCTAACTTAGAAAGCCTCTTGTCCAGCTGATCTATCCTGTCCCACTGTGCTTCTACCGCACTCACTAAGTCTACCTGTGTCGGTATTATAGTAGAGGTTCCCCGCAAGTCCAGTAGATGCGCCCTTATATCTTGCTTTAAGAACTCTAATATTGGTCTCACCGTCCGATTGCTGGTCTCGTTCGAGTCCAATGACGAAATCGCTGAGTTGAGCAATGCTTCCTGACCCTCTAAGATCTGACAGAGTGACTTGTTTCCCATCTTCATGTCCCTTTCCTTGTTGAGGTCTCTTAAGATGTGAGACTATGAACATACCTATG